ATATAGGATTTCTCTTGCAGTGCTTTGTTTGTTAGCAAGAATAGCAACGTTCATATTCTGATTAAATAAAACATAATGTAAAATGTATGACACAATAGAAGTGGACTTACCACTCTGTCGAGGAAGTTTTGCTATAGCAAATCTATTATTGTGTATTATATTTAAGAGTTCTTCTTGATAATTATAAAGATCGAATGGTATGAGCCCTTTGTCAAGGGACACAACTTTTACATAGTTTCTGATGAAGTATACTGGATCTTTAGCACACTTCATATATTCTTTTACTTGATCTTCGGTAAACTCAATATCAACACCGGAAGGTTTTAGGTTTGCATTACCTAAGTACCCATCCATTTTTCGATTACTCATATTATACTTTCTTTATATCTTTACCCGAACTTCTATCTGGGTTTATCAAATCTTGCAATTCACTAGTAGAACCAACGTATATTGTATTGTTGGTTGTATTTTTTTGTGTTAAACTATATTTATCTTCTTTAATTTTCTTCACTTTATCGTGTACTTCAAGAACATCTTTGTTCATTTCAGATACAGTTTTAAGCATCTGTGATACAACCTCGTATGCTCTAGGAGAGTCACCAGCTTTTGCTACGTCTAGAATATTTGCAACTGCATCCTTTCCTGTTTCTATAAGATCATATAAATTTTTTCTGACCTGAACATAATCAGCGTCAACTTTTTCTTCGCCAGTTTGTTTTATTGTGATTTCATTTTCTGCTTTTACTGGTAGGTGTGCATCAAAATTTGCATTTAAACTGTCGCTTATATTTTTAAACTGATCTTTGAAATTAGCTGTCATATTCTATATCTCCTATGGTTAAATCTCCACTATTACCACTGACACCGATTGACTGTTCGTTTCCTATAAATTCGTCATTTAATCCTAAAATTTCAACCATATCACCCTGAACATCAACAATAATTTGTTCCGTTTCAATTGGTGCATATAATCTAGTTTTACACACAAAACCAAATGTAGATGCAAGTATTCTTCTATCTAAAAAATTACCATCATATGTTTCTTGTATTGCAACATTGCCCAATGTAATTGGTACGTCTAATTTTTTGTCTACAGAATTTAAGTTTAACGTAACAATAAATTCAGGAGAAAAGTATGGAACTATTTGTTCTACAATTTGTAAATTGTCTTCCATGTTACGAGTATATGCAAACAATGTAAAACTTACGTTATATGGGACTTCTTGAAATACACTCTTTGTTGGTTCTCCAGCAACAGTATATCTTCTTTTGTTTAATTTATTTAAGTGTCTAGTTGGGTCATAATCAATATTTGTCATTTCAAAACCTAGTCTTGGTAAAGAAACTTGAATTTTTGTTTGGTCACTAATACCACTTTGTTGTTCTAGTCGTTGTATAAATTTTTCCTTTGAAGAGTAAATCAAAGGAACTTTTATTTTAGAATTGGAAGTACCATCTGAGTTTTTTCTTTCAACATATATTTCGTTGAATAAAGAACCAAATGCAACAGTTAATTTTCTTAAAGATTCATTGTATTCGAAGTTTCCAAACATTAATAGTTACCCTCCGAGAATGGATCTTTGTCTGTAAAATCAAACAAGTTTTTGTTTGTTTTTTCTTTTTCTAAATTTAAACTATCTAATAAATCTTTACCTGTTTTGGGTTTAGTTGGAATCTTAAGATTGAGAGATCCGTGTGATTCTATTTTACCAATAGCACCACTACTAACACCATAAATATATTCTCCGACTTCTATATTAAATGTACCAGCCATACTTCCTATAATAAGAAGACCTTCTTCTTCTGAATTCCATTCAAATACCCTACCAATACCACTCGCATTACTTATATTTACTTCAGTAGGACCATCTGAACTATTTCCTATGATATGAAATGCTCGTTCGTCTAATATAAAATCAGTTGTATTACCAGTCAAACCTAAATACAATTCAAACCCTTGTGTATGATTTTCAGTTTCGACATCATCAATAAAACTTTGATCTGTTTCGAACTCTTCGTGTGAGTAAGTGAATGCCTCACAACTAAGAACAAAGGTATATCTTTTACCTAAAGGATAAAATGGATTTTCGTGTTCTACAAAATTTATTTCAAAAATTGTATCAGTAAGAGGGAAGTAAATTAAATCACCTTCTCTGGGTCTAGATAATTCAGAATCAGATCGGGAGATAATATCTTCAAATACTTTTCTGGAAACAACAAGCTCAACTCGATCTTTGAGTTCGATTCCAAACTTACTAATTATATCACCCTGACCCTCAAATCCATTAACAGACTTTACATACATTTCTATTTTATATGATCCCTTAAATCTTGCTATAGGATCTTCACCATACAAATAGTCTTTGTTAAATTGTTTTCTTGGAATGTAATAAACATCACGACCCATAGCACTTATGGTTTCTCGTGTTAAATCTTCTACGAGTCTTTGTTCACTCGTGTTGTCGTAAAAAAACGGATTCTTAGCCATTGGATTACCCTGTCATGAAATCAACTGGGAGTTCGTACTGTGAAAAGAACTTCTGTTCTATCTGATCTATTTCTCTATCTGCCTCTGCTTGGATCTGACCACCTCTAAGAACCACACCGCCCGGCATTTGAACACCGTCATATTTTGATAGATTAGCTCCCCACTGTTTTTTGATCAGTGCAGTTACATATTCTTTTAATAAGCGATCATCAAATATTTCTGTGTATGTGTTTTCATTTAAAGCCGCGTAGGCTTCTATTACGAGATATTCACCAGTAGCTATTTCGCTCCACTTCATGTCAACATGAAGTTTATTCGTTACTTTACTAAAACGCAAAGCCTTTTCTGGTTGAAAAAAGTCTTCAATCATATTAATATATCGTTTAGTCTGGTCGTATGATGCTAGACCCTGAGACACTGCAGCATTAAGTCCCCGGTTTACACCAAAATAATCAGAAAGTGCGAGTTGATATCGAATATCAAACATATTAGAAGAAGAGAATTGACCGAATTGGAATATCTTAAGTACGCTTAATATATCCGAACCTCTGGGTCCATCACCAGTTGGTCCATTTACTGGTCCTATATCATTTGTACTAATATATTTGTTCTTTTTATCTTCTTCTGTGACTTGATGTGAAAAGAAAACTCTTTCTACACCGTCGAAGTGACGTTCCCGAAAGAACTCTAGGGCATCATCTAGTCTATCTTCTGCCTGTGTATAATCTACATTGATTTCTATAACAGGCGCACCAAGACGCTTAAACGAATACTCTATTAGGGATTCTCTGGAATTTGGCATAGATACCTCCTTGGATATTTATGGCCTAACCGATTCTAAGCATCCGGTTCTTCGTCTTTTTCTTCTGTGGGCGGATCGTGTACAGTCACAACAACACGATTTATATCATTATCTGACATATTTTCTATAAAATATCTTCTAGTTATTGGTGGTACACCTTCATCTGGGTCACTTATAGCATAATTGCTAAATCCCGGCATTTTTAGCGGACATTCTAACTTGGGATAATCAAGTTTAGAATATTCATCTTCTGATCCATTCAACCAAGTTGCTTTTCTATCTCCACAACCACAACCACCACAGTAATATTTACCATCCGTATCACTTTTCTTAAGGTGTTCACATGCAGGAAGATTCCCACCATCGTGTTGATTACCAAAACAACTTAGAACTCTGAGTCTTTTTATTGGTTCTTCGATTTTTTTATTTGTTAAACCCCTAGACACTAAAGCACTAGCATAACTTTTTGCCATGCCTAAACCTTTACGTATATCCATTACAAATCTCCATAATCTATTATAAAGTATACTCAGAATCTGCGACATAGTGAAACAAAATCTCATCAAAAATAACATAACCTGATTCTGGCGAAACTAACAAACCATATTTATTTGGAATTATTGTGACTGTATCAGAGCCGGTACTGTGTGTCCTAATTCCGCCATAACCAGTAGTGCTAGAAGTCAATCTCATATCCAAACCAGCCGATCTATTATATGGATCGGTTAGGGTGCCAGAACTTGGTGAGTAAATGGATACTGTTGGTGTATCTCTCATCTCAACATCAAAATCAATATATGAAGATTCTTTTGTGTTTGGTGGAATATGGAATCTTGCTGCAGTAAAATCAGGATCAGTAGAGGATATCATAGTAGAAGATCCAGAAGCAACTCCTAAGTCGTATGTACGTTGATAATATCTTGAGCATTTCCGCAGTTCTGTTTTTGGGTCAGTTTGCTCGAAATATGGAGCACTTGAAAGTGTTGCTCCCTGAGAAGAGAAAACTCTAATATTAGAAAAATCCCAATCTGCAGAAGTAACAGTTGTTCCTAAATTAGTTTTAAACCCAATGGCTGTATATCCATCTCCAGTTGCACCCGTATGTGTACCAACAGATACATCATGACTAACATTAAAATAAGTCCAGTTAGATGTACTTGGTATAATTGTGGCGGAAAATTCTTCTGTGGTCTGCGATGTGCCATCTGGTACACTTTGTTTGATATATGGTGTAAGTGTAACACCAGTACCACTGTTTAATCTAACATAACCATCAATAGTTACAGTCTCACCTACAAATTTTGTCTGACCTTCAATTTTATTTTCTAAACTATGAAAATCAGATAAAAACAAAGTTCCAAATGCTAAATCTAAGTTTAAGTAGTATGTTGGATTGCCCGGAACTTCAGTTTGTCCTTTACTGAAAGCAACTTGCGTTACATTCTTTTTTCCAACACCAAAGGCTGCTGGTCTATTGGTACTAAAGCACCATCTGTCTGCT